CAAGTTCAATTAAAGATACAAGACTTTTCCGCTGAACTACGGAAATATGGAGTTTCCCCCGAAACAATTCAAGGTCTTGGTATATTAGTTTCAATTCTAAGAATATTCAAATAATGGCAAACATTTTTCAGCAAGAACGTATCAAAGGTGTTAAGAGCAACTACTTTGACATGTCACATTCACATCAGACAACCACTAAATTTGGACGTCTACAGCCCGTGTGTATACAGGAGGCTCTACCAGGAGATAGATTTAAATATAAGCCAGAAGCGCAAGTGCGCTTCAACGCTATGTTAGCCCCATCTTTCGGTCGTAACCAAGTCTTCTATCATACCTTCTTTACTCCAAATCGTATTATTTGGGAAGAATGGGAGGACTTTATTACAGGAGGTCGCAAAGGAGATTTAAACCCTCCTATCCCACGCTCTAATGAGCAAGATAACTTAATCGCCAAAAATTCTCTATCTGATTTTTACGGTTTCCCTACGAACGTTTCTGTTCATCAGGATGACTTCCACTTATTAGCACACGCGGCTTATCAAAAAGTTTTCTTTGATTATTACATCGATCAAAACTTATCAGACGAGGAGTTTATCCCGTTAAAATCTGGAAAAAACAATAACTTCGCCTGGTATAATAAGGTACACCAAAGAGCATGGAAAAAAGACATGTTCACATCTGCTTTACCTACACCACAGCGCGGTCCAACTGTTAATTTACCACTAGGAGAAGAAGCCCCCGTTTACTTTAATCGAACCCCTCCCGGTACTGTTGATGATACCGCGAAATGGTCTGGAACATGGGACGAAACCGGTATACCAACCCCGCCTACCTTCAAAAGCTTTCCCAAACAAACGGACAGCATGAACCCAGATCGCCTCTGGGCTGACTTATCAGAGGCTACCAGTATCACTGTTCAAGAACTACGTAACACCATCTCTATACAAAATTTCTTCGAAAAACTAGCTAGAGGCGGTAGCCGTTATTTCGAGGTATTACGATCATTCTTTGGCGTTCGCAACCTTGATGCTAGGCTAGACCGATCAGAGTATATCGGTGGTTCAATCATGCCTATAACCGTTTCAGAAGTTCTTCAAACGTCCGAAGGTACACCTACAAGCCCACAAGGCAATATGTCTGGTCACGGTATCGGATATTCATCAGGGCGTAACGTTTCTTACTTCGCCCCAGAACATGGTTGGTTCATTACTATCGCTTCTATCATGCCTGAACCTATCTACAGCCAAGGACTTCCTAGAGTGTTTAGCACAAACGACCGTTTCGATTACTATTGGTCGAACTTTGCTCATATTGGCGAACAAGAGATATTAAACAAAGAGGTTTACTATGACCCAGACTCTCACTTGGACAACCAAATGACATTCGGTTATACAATACGCTACGCACAATATCGCTATCGAGAAAGCTACTTATCAGGAGAAATGAAAGATACTTTAGATTTCTGGACATTCGCTAGAAAATTTCAAAATGCTCCTACCCTCTCCGAAGAGTTTATTACAGTCGATCCAGACGCCGACTATCTCACTGCTCCATTCGCCAATCAGGACGGAACAGATTACATCATCATGAACGTTCGCAACCACCTCTATATGAGGCGTAATGTTGCACGCTTCGGAACCCCTTCTCTATAATGAAGGCAGAACAATTAGCAACCCTTTCAAAGGGTTGCTTTTTCCCGTATATACCAGAGGACAACTCCAAATTAAAACTACCATGCGGTAAATGTCCCAATTGTTTACACAGACGCATTGAAGGATGGACGTTCAGAATAAACGAACATCTAATGCGCGCTAAATCCGCTTACTTTATCACTTTAACTTATGATAGTAGTTCAGAAAATAGAATTATCGATAGAACCCCAAATGGGTATCTGTCCCTCTCAAAACGACACCTTCAAAATTACTTTAAGAGACTTAGAAAGTTCCACGGAGACAGTGTTAGAACCCCATTCAATGACAGAGTTAAGTATGTTGCCTGTGGAGAATATGGTACAGGTGGTAAACGCCCTCACTACCATGCTATCGTATTTAACGCATCAACAAACGGCATCATACAAGCGTGGTCTAAATGCACTCAAAAAGCTACAAGAAAAACACCTGCCCTATTCCGACCATTAGGCATAGTAGATATACAAGAGGTCAATACCTCTCGTATAAGGTATATATTCAAATATATCCAGAAGCAAAGGTTAACAAATTGGCAAAAATTACACAGCAGAGATGACAGAGTACCCGAATTCCAACTCATATCTCAGGGCATTGGTAAACAGTGGCTTGAGGACGCCAGAAACATTAACAAACACCTTGGAAATATTGAGCAGCCATATATTACAACACAAAATGGTAAAATCGCTATACCAAGGTACTATAAAAACAAACTATACACAGACGAACAGAAAAAGCAAATTGCCGAGTACATGGAAACTCAATTCGAGGAGTTAGAGTTAACACAGGAGGAACATTCTCAACTCTTGGAGTATAAAAATGAGAAGTCAAGATTAATGTTTAAAAAAGCAAAACGAGAAAACAATGAGATTTAAAACAATTCAAGACGCTTACGAAACTGTAGCGTCGGGCGATAAATTTACAGCCCCATCCTTAACAGAGCCAAACCAAACACGCTCACTCAAACAGATTATACAAGCCAGAAGTAACGGCATTACTCTCGAGACAAACCAAAGAGAACCCTTCTACAGCGACCAAGACATACCAGATTTCGATCAAATGGATTTAGTCGAATTAGGAGATTACAGAGACTACCTCTCAAACCGTCGTCACGAATTAGAAGAGGAATTACGCTCACGCCATACAGCGGCCCAAATAGCACCACCCAAAAGCGAAGCGCCCACCGACGAAGGAGGTACGCGACCAGCAGCAGAACCCTCCGTTTAATCACAGGCTACCATAAACAGCCCCAAGCGAAGCGCGGAGTAATAACCCAGAAGCAATAATACTACCTTGTTAGTATTATTGCTACGTGACACTCAAAATGTCACAATACAAATCAAAACAAATAGAATACACACTTTTTTATCTGCCCAAAACAAGTAGCGCACGGCAGGGCGTCTACGACGACCGATGCGCCGTGCACCATGGCTAAGCAGGGAGTAACTAAGGCGCGGCCCGAACGTAGTGAAGGAACAAGCCAAGGAACGACCACACAAGCCACAAGTAACAAGCTACGAATTGTAACATTAATGTTACAATAAAAATTTGCAGATAACAAAAACTATTCTCATCTTTACATCATGAGATACGCGATGTATCAATCAGTAATATTCACTTAATAAATTCTTTGACATCATGGCAAATAAACCCATCGAGCAAACAGGAGAAGCGCAAGACTTCTCTGAAACAGAAAAAGCAGTCATGCTCTTGCAAACCTTTAAAGAGGTAGCGGCAAAACTAGTAAAGCTACCAGAGTGCACCAAAACACACGCGGACATGCTAAGAAAAGTCTACGGACACATTTCACTTAAACTAAACCAAGGAAAAGCATTCTAATGGAAGAAACCCCAAAAAAGAAGTTCAATTGGCTAGGACTGCTAATTGACGTTGTGAAACTAGCTATTGCCTACGTAACAGGCTCACAAATTGGCTTATAATGTTTCACGCGAAACTAACAGAGGTCTGCTATTGTTGCGGCCTCTCATTCATTAACTGTAAATGTTACACACATGGCATTCAGAAGAAAAAGAAGTCGCCGCAGAAGGCGCAACAAACGTAGAGGTCAAAAAGGATATATGGTATCACGAGGCGGATTACGCTTATAATGTATCAGGTAAATAGAGACGGAACCCCCAATGAGGGTTCCGTTCATATGTATAAATCTATGCAGGACGGAACACTACTATCAGGAGGCATCGCGGCAGCCGCGAACGTCGGAGGTGCTTGGATAAACGCCAACGCACAAAAAAGTATCAATGAAGATCAGATACAGCATAATATGCAAATGTACAATCTTTCTAGAGATGATGCCATCGCTTTATGGGAGCGTGAAAACGCGTACAATCATCCCACTCAACAAATGCAACGCTTAAAAGAGGCAGGTCTAAATCCCCACTTAGTATATGGTAATGGTGCTGACGCAAAAGGCGGTAACATATCAGCCCCCAAGGCCACCCCTGCCCAATTAAACGCCCCTCAATGGGGAGACGCCCTATCTTCAATGGGTTCATATATAAGCTTACAGGCAGCGCAAGCAGGTATCGAGAAAACTAAAGCGGAGACAGATCGTATTAAACAAGACACTGTTGGGAAACAGTTCGATAACGAGGTCAATCAAAAAGTAGGCACTGATCGTTTAGCAGATACTCTTAATAAAAAGATGATAGCAGCAAGCGAGCAGGCTAAACAACAAGTACTAGAGGTTGACGGTTGGATTACAGCTATGATAGGCGACCAAGCCTATCCACTAGAAACAGCCACTACAGAGTCGTACGGCCCTTTTGGCCAAGTCGCTAGAGATAAGGATAATCTACAGCATAAGTATCTAACAGAGAAATACAGCGAAAACGCTATCATCAATGCCGCAAGGAAAGCAGGTATTGAGAACACTATTCAAGAGTTAAAAAACCTAAAGTCTAGAGCAACACTCTATAACGATCAGCACCAACTCAACCAAGTTCAATTAAAGATACAAGACTTTTCCGCTGAACTACGGAAATATGGAGTTTCCCCCGAAACAATTCAAGGTCTTGGTATATTAGTTTCAATTCTAAGAATATTCAAATAATGGCAAACATTTTTCAGCAAGAACGTATCAAAGGTGTTAAGAGCAACTACTTTGACATGTCACATTCACATCAGACAACCACTAAATTTGGACGTCTACAGCCCGTGTGTATACAGGAGGCTCTACCAGGAGATAGATTTAAATATAAGCCAGAAGCGCAAGTGCGCTTCAACGCTATGTTAGCCCCATCTTTCGGTCGTAACCAAGTCTTCTATCATACCTTCTTTACTCCAAATCGTATTATTTGGGAAGAATGGGAGGACTTTATTACAGGAGGTCGCAAAGGAGATTTAAACCCTCCTATCCCACGCTCTAATGAGCAAGATAACTTAATCGCCAAAAATTCTCTATCTGATTTTTACGGTTTCCCTACGAACGTTTCTGTTCATCAGGATGACTTCCACTTATTAGCACACGCGGCTTATCAAAAAGTTTTCTTTGATTATTACATCGATCAAAACTTATCAGACGAGGAGTTTATCCCGTTAAAATCTGGAAAAAACAATAACTTCGCCTGGTATAATAAGGTACACCAAAGAGCATGGAAAAAAGACATGTTCACATCTGCTTTACCTACACCACAGCGCGGTCCAACTGTTAATTTACCACTAGGAGAAGAAGCCCC